TGTTGAAGAACAACATCAGGTAGTGGGTATGCTTTTGGCAACCATACAGGGCGACTTTTGGTTGCCTCACGTAAAACGCATGACTGAGGTAGCATGGTGGGTAGAAAGTGCTTATAGGGGCTCTACGGCAGGCGCAAGACTGCTTAAGGAGTATATCAGCATAGGCGAACAACTTAAAAAGGACAATAAAATAACAAGTTTTACACTCACAACACTGAGTTCAACACCAGATTTAAAGTTAAACACTAGAGGTTGGGAACCTATAGATTTTAATTGGGTATTCAGAGGATAACATGGCAGTATTTACAGCAATAGGAACAGCAATAGCAACAGGTTTAGGTCTAGTTACAGCCGCTGGTGCTCTTACATTAGCAGGCACAATAGTTAGTAGTGTTATAGCAGGTGGATTAGCATATGGAACAGCAAGAGCATTGGGTGTATTTAAAGCACCAGAAATAGCACAACAAAGTGACCCAGGTGTAAGTATTCAGTTACCACCAGCAACAGATAATAAATTACCCGTATTGTATGGACAAGCATTTACCAGTGGGCCTATATTTGATGCGGCTATAAGCAATCAAAACAAAACAATGACATACTGTATAGCATTAAGTGAAGAAACAACCACAGGAACATTTAGTTGTAGTGAAGTGTTTATGAATGATGTTAAATTGATATTCACAGGCAATACTGTAACAAGCCACGTAGATCCTAATCAGAGTTCAGATACCACATATGCTGGTAATGTGAGATTAAACATTTATCAGGGTGGTAGTGCTAGTGGTGATCAAATATTCCCTACTACAGGAGCAGTATCAGCCACAAGCATAGTGCCACATTGGGGTGTTAACCATACAGCAAACGCAATGGTATTTGCTGTTTTACAAATTGATTACAGTGCTGAAAATGGTTTAACTGGCTTACCACAAATGACATTTAAAATGAATAACACACTTAATAATCCAGGTGATGTGTTATATGATTATTTAACTAACAGTCGTTATGGTGCAGGATTATCAACAAGTCAAATAGATGTAAACAGTATAACTGGCACTAGTAATGTGGAAATGAAAGGATACTGTGATGAATTAGTTGCTTATACAACAAAAGCAAATGTGGCATCATTTAACAAAAGATATCAGATTAATGGTATGTTAAGCACATTTGACACAGTAAGCACAAACATAGATAAAATATGTCAGAGTTCAGCAACATTCTTTACATTTGATGTTAAAAATGGACAATTCAAAGCAATACCTAACAGAGCAATTAGCACAGCAGAAAAAGCCAATTGTTTAGTGTATAATGATGATAATATTGTCAGTAAAATAGATATCAGTTCAACAGAATTGTATGCATTATATAATGGTGTTGAAGTTGAATTCGCAGATCAAAACAGAAAAGATCAACTTAATACTGTTCTAGTATCTACACCAGCAGGTGACAGAAACGCAAATGAACCTGATAATATTTTAAAATACAAATTGGATATGATTAATGATAATATTCGTGCAGAAAGATTAGCAAATATAGATCTTAATCAAAGCAGAGTAGCCACAGTTATTCAATTTGAAGCAGATTATAGTGGTATACAAACAGATGTTGGTGATGTTATAAAATTAACAAACAATTTATATGGTTGGACAGACAAGTTATTTCGTGTTATGAGAGTAACTGAGAATTCAGATGACAGTGGAATGATAACAGCACAAATAAGTGCAATGGAATACAGTGATGATTATTACACAAATCCAATTATAAATGAAACACCTGATATAGGTTTTATTGATTTACCCAGAATACCTATTATAAGTTTACCACCTATTCCTAAAGCATTCAGTGATGGTGGATATAGTAATGTAGGACAATTACCAGGCACAGTATTCGGTAATGTTATACCTAATGCTGGTCTGCAGATATTTGGTGCAGGTGCTCAGTTAGAAGATGCAGGTTTAAATAATTCCAGTGTTACAAGTGGAACAACATATAAAGATTTAATAACACCACAAATATTTGACATAGAAGGTGTTGATTTAGGTAGTTATACATTTGGATCATTTGGTAATTTAGGCGGTTCAATACCTATAGGAGGATATGATGCCGCAATGCGTAATAATGTTACAGTAAATTATGCAAATGCTACACATCAAGTTAATGTTAGTCAAGAAAGTTCAGGTTATGGTGTTACAAATATGACTTCACCTCCTCCACAATTCTCTAATACTCAAGACGTAGTAGTGGATCCTACAGCATATGGATTTCCTGCTGATATGAAACCAAAAACAGCAACAGTTAGATTAAAAGGATTTACAGATATAGATGATGATCCGGCAAATAGTGCATCAAGATCGTTTAGTCAAATGTCATTTGAAATGAAACGCATTACAAAAGGTGAGAAACCATAATGTATAGAATAATTTATAAAACAGATACAGGAAAAATAGAAACCTGTAGACGTATGAAAGATAATATATTACAATTACAATTACGTCAGGCACCTAATTTAGGTTATATAAATGGTTATGTTTCAAATTATGCAAAATACAAAATTAATTTAGAAACATTACAAGTAGAAGAAAACACAAATTACAGTGAAGAAATTAGTCTTAATAAATGGATGAGAGACCGCAGAAATAATTTATTAATTGCTTGTGATTGGACACAGGGTGAGGATTCACCATTAAGTGCTGAAAAGAAAGCAGAATGGCAAACATATAGACAGGCACTGAGAGATGTTCCTGCTAATAATAGTAGTGCTGTAAACAGAGAAGATGTTGTATGGCCTACACCTCCAGGAGCATAAATGTATAAGTATGCTTTCTTCAAAAACAAGATTGACGGATCAGAACCCATAAATGTAACTAATGCACCGGGCGTAGTTGTAACTCCTGTAATAGCAAATGTAAATCTGGGTAATGTTATTAATTTTAACATATCAGCAGATAGAACAACTCAACCCACATTCTATTGGACAATACAGGGTAATGTAACAACAGGTGATTTCTCAGATAGTGAAGGCCTAAGTGGCAGTATTCAATTAGACGCCACAGGTAATGCCACAATAACAAAAGAACTTATACAAATAGGTAATGCTAATATAGATTTCTATATGGATATTAGAACAGGATCACCAGCAACACCCATAGAAGCAATTAGTAATACAGTATTTACAGAAGATGTAGCAACAATGACGGTGACTGGTGGAGATGAAATTATCACAGTAAATGAATTCTATAAAGCACATCAATTTAACACAAGTGCTAATATAAACATAGTGGATTTAGGCGATAGTGCTAATTTCTATAGCACATTAGCAAATGTGGAATATTTAGCAGTAGCCGGTGGCGGTGGCGGTGGATATGCATCTATATATCCTAGAAATCCATCTACATATCAAAGTGATAATCACGGAGCGGCAGGAGGAGGTGCTGGTGGAGAAGTATTGATTAGCAGTAATATAGTGTCACTGGCAAATTATAGTATTAGTATAGGATCAGGAGGAACCGGAGGTAATGGTATTTCAGGAACACCAGTGCTACCTACAGCAGGAGGAAATACTACAGTATTTGGAAATACATTACAGGGAGGTAGTTATGGAGGTTCTGTAAGAACTAATGTTGTAGGAAATATTACAGCATTTATATCATTATTAGACGGATCTAGCGGATACAACGGAGGTGGAGGTGCCTGTTATGTATATGATCCTTATGATGGTGTTAATGCTATAGCATATGAAGGAAATAATGGTATAGGAACAAATTATAATGGAGGTTTGCCTAATACAACCACTCAAACAGGACCATATGCGGGTAAATTCGTTATAGGAGCAGGTGGCGGTGCCGGTTCAGGAGCCGTTGGACAATCTGGTAGTTCATTCACATTAGGCACTGGTGGAATAGGACAATCAGCATATAAAGGGGGTAATGGTGGTATAGGAATAAATTCTGTAAATCTTAATGCAAAAACACAATATTATGGAGCAGGAGGAGGTGCCGGTGGAGGTGAAAATACTACACCAGTAGGAAGTTTAGAATATTCTTTAGGTGGTGCTGGAGGACTGACAGGCGGAGGATATGGTGCAGGTGAACTTAATAATGGAACATGGACAAATTGGCCTACATTAGCCAGAGCAGGAACGGCAGGTGCTACTAATTTTGGAGCAGGGGGTGGTGGAGGCCATGCCTTAACTAGAGTTGCCAGCCCTAATGGTCAAGATGGATCTAATGGCACAGTTATAATAAAATACATATCATCATATAGAAAAGCAACTATATGATAAATACATAGAACAACATTCTGTTATACCTTAGTATAACAGTCTTACCCTTTAGGAGAGAAATATGTCGGGAAGACTCTTAGATTTCAAATCATATATAGGCGGAGCAGATAATGTTCAAGTTATCGAATTGTTCCCCAGCAATCAAAAATCATACACATATTCATTCGGTGGAAATAATATATCAGGTTATAGTTGGAAATTGGATTGGCAAAGTGTGTTATTGGATACAGTAACATATGATAGAACAACCGGTAATCCCAATTTTGCTGATACCACAGTTACTGGATATTTTGATAATTTAACAACCATTACAGAACCAAATGCTAATATAGATACTACAAATGCCGCAACAGGCACAGTGGTAATAACAATACCAGATGACAGATATACAGGGCAATTATTACCTAACGCAAGAAGCAATGTGGTAATGACAGTGTTTAGTGTTGAATGGACAACCGACGATACTCCTCCACAAACAGAACTCCATCGTTGGGCAATTTTAGAACGATGGGAACCAGAAGTAACGCCAGGAGATCCAGGACAAGAAACATCACCGCAATTTAACCCACTGTAAGGAGAATAAATGGCTAATATAACAGTATCAGCAAGTAATCCTGTAGTAAGTGTTGCGTCTACGTTAAGTAATGTAGCAGTAAGTGATGTAGATAGTGGTCAGTTAGTTACCACTATATCAACAAGTCAAAGCAATGTATCAGTAAGTTCCACTAGCACAGAAGTCACAGTGGGCGGTTTAGCCGCAGTATCAAATGCTGTAATTAGAAGTGCCGTTAGTGCTCAAGATTTAGGTGGAGATGGATCATTCTCATACGATTCCACAACAGGCGTATTTACATACACTGGACCAGATCCTTTAGAAGTAAGAGCACATTTCTCTAATACATCACCTATAACATATAATAGTTCACAAGGTATATTTGGAATAGATAGTGGAGCATTATTCTCAGGTAAAACAACAGACGATTTACCAGAAGGCAATAATAATATATATTTCTCTAAAACAGGTGCGGCGGTAAATACAAACAATTTACCACAAGGAAGTCTTAACAAATATTTTACAACAACTGGCGCCGCAGTAAATACAGACAATTTAGCAGAAGGAACAACTAACTTCTTCTTTACAAATTCAAGATTCGATACAAGATTCGCTACTAAAACAACTAGTAATTTAACAGAAGGCAGTAATTTATATTTTACTAACACAAGGGCTAGAAATGCTGTAAGTTTTATTCCTGGGTCCGGTGCTTATACACCAGCAACTGGAGTATTTCAAATACCCACAAATACTTCTCATGTGTTAGAAAATACTAATCTATATTATACTAATGCCAGAGTATTAGCATATATCATAGACAATGGATTAGATTTTAACGCAGAAAAAGTAGATGATCAAGTTGCTAATTTATTAGTGGCAGGTAATAGCATAGATATCACATATAATGATAGTGCAAACACCTTAACAATAGATTATCAGGAAGATGTAGTAAGTAATGGTAATATATTTGGTAATGTGTCGTTCGATTTAGATTCAGGCACAATACATAAAGCATCACTAATCAGTAATATAACAGGCATATCATTCGCTAATATCACAGCAGGAGATAGTGCCACACTGATATTCACACAGGATTTAACAGGATATAGAATAATAGATACAACAACATATCCAGCAAATTGGACTAACTGGGACTTCACAGATAACAGCACAGAGTTATCACTGGATCCAAGTGCTGTGGATGTAATGAGTGTGGTATACGATGGCACAACATATTACGCTAGTATAGTCAGTATGGAAGATAGTGCTATACCTAATAGCAATCTATCTAATAGTAATGTAATAATAAATGGAACAACATTCACACTGGGCACAAGTGGAACTCTAAATACATTTAACACAGATGTAGTTATAAACGGTAATTTAGAAGTAGCAGGTAATATAGATTATGTAAATGTAGAAGATTTACTAGTCAATGATCAAAGCATAACACTTAATTATGGAAATGCTAGTGCCAGAGATGCATTCGTATATGTGGATAGAAGTGGTAGTGCCCTAAATAACGCACATATTAAATGGAATGAAACAAGCGATCAATGGGAAATATATGATGGCACAAGCACATATAAAATACCAGTAAGCACAGATGATTTAGCAGAAGGTAGCACAAACAAATATTACGCTACAAGTTTATTTAACACTGATTTTGCTACTAAAACAACAGATGATTTAACAGAAGGTAGCACTAATTTATATTTCAGTAATACTAATTTAGCAACATCAAGCACAACACATTTACCTGAAGGAACAAACCTTTATTATACAGATGCCAGAGTTGATACACATCTTAATACAGGCACAGCAACAACTGGTGAAGTATTAAGTTGGACAGGTTCAGATTATGACTGGGTTGCTCAAACAGGTGGAACATCATATAGTAATGCTAATGTGGCAGATTATCTGTTAGACACAGGTATTCAAAAGAAAGCACATACAGTATTTGTTCAGGATTTAGCACTAAGTCCAGACGCCGCAAATGCTCAATTAGGATTTTACTTTCCTAATGGCTCAGGATCAGCAGGACAAGTTCTTAAATTCTTTAGTTCTACTCAACTAACACAAGAATTTTTAGATACTGGTAATGTAACAGAAACAACTAATTTATATTATACAGATGCTAGGGCAAATACAGCCATAGATGCTTATGTAACAGGCGGTAATGCTATATCAGTAAGCAGTGGTGTAGTAAATCTAGATAACACAGCAGTAACACCTAAAACATATGGTGATGCCACAAATGTAGCACAAATAACAGTGGATCAACAGGGTAGAATCACAGGTGTAAGTAATGTTGCTATAAGTGGTGGTGGCACATATGGTAATGCCGATGTTCAGAACTTCTTAGAGAATGGATATAGCACAGCAAACATAATTGCTGATAATATCACAGCAAATCTTATCACTGCAACAACTGAATTTATAGGTGATTTAGATGGTGCTATCAGTGTAGGTGTTTACAACAACACTGCTTCAACACTTACAAAAGGACAAGCAGTATACATCACAGGCGCACAAGGCGATGAAGCCTGTGTCGCACTAGCAAACAATCAAATTGCCGCACAAATGCCAGCAATGGGTATTATCAAAGAAAATATTAGTGCAGGTCAAAGTGGACAAGCAGTAACAAGTGGCACAATGAACTTTGCCGGGCATGGTTTTACAGAAGGTGCTGAACTGTATGTAAGCAGTGATGGCACATTAACAGAAACTAAACCCACAGGTGAAGGCTCACTGATACAAAAAATTGCTAAAGCATTAGCACCTAACTTTATACTGGTGCAAGGTGCAGGCAGAACAAATGCCACACCTAACTTAGATGATGGTAATATATTCTTAGGAAATGCTAATAATCAGTCTGTATCAGCAGTATTAGACACCAGCATTGTTCCTGAGAATGGTAATTTATACTACACTGACGCAAGAGTTCAATCAAACACAGCCGCAGATACAGGCTTAGTTCACACTACTGGTGATGAAACAGTGGGTGGTGACAAAACATTTACAGATTTAATTAATGTTG